TATGTCACCCACTTCAATAGCTAAATGAAATGTAGAGCTCATTGCCCTGTCTCCTAGATGGAGAACTTTTTACTAGGTTTCTATCTAGTTGCTTTACGTATTTATATGAAGTGGAGCGGAGTGTCGGAATCGAACCGACAGCATCAGCTTGGAAGGCTGAGGTATTACCACTATACGAACCCCGCATTATTTTATTATATACTCGTGTATCGGAAAAGTCAACAACTCATTAGCACATCTATTTACATAAAACTCACTAAATACAGTATAGGAAACGGAACCCATGAGAAAACGAACACGATCTATACTCGAAGAACTTAATAGCATACACAGAACAGCTGATAATGATGCATTAATTCAGTCTACGGGGCATAATTTAATAGAAAGCACTATTAATCTGCTGAATAGAATAAACGAGAGTTATCCGGCAGATACAGCTTCTGAGCTAGAAAGACGCTTTATTAATAGCATACGAAGTGGTGACCCACGTAAATTTAAACGTGGTATTGATCGACTAATTGAAAGTAAGAGGCAATCAGATGATACTTAATGAGGGTGGTAACATATTCAAAAATGCTGAAGGCGAACCAGCAACTATCCGAATTAATAAAGCTGACGTAAAGCCTACACTTGCATGGCTTGAAAAGATTACAAAACTAGACCATAGAAATCATATGCTAGGCAGTACTGGTGTTAAAGATACTAGTGGTGACTTAGATGTTGCAATTGATAAAGAAAAGGTTGACAAAAACGAATTAACAAGTATACTACAAGCCTGGGTAGTTAAAAACTATCCAGATGAAGATCCTAAAGAATGGATTCGCAAGTCAGGAATTTCCGTACACTTCAAAACACCAATCAATGGTGATCCTAAGAATGGCTTTGTTCAAACTGATTTAATGTTTGGTGATCAAAAGTTTATGGGCTTTGCCCTTAAAGGTGATGCGACAAGTACCTTCAAAGGACAACACCGTATGATTATGATTGCCTCACTTGCAAAAGCTCAAGGGTACAAATGGTCTCCCCAAAATGGATTAGTTGATAGAATAACTAACGAACCCGTTGATGGTGCTAAGAATCCAGACAAGATTGCTAAGACTTTAATGGGACCTACTGCATCAGCAAAAGATATGCAGAGTGTTGAAACTATAAATGCTAAAATTAAATCAGATCCTAATTACGATGCTCTAGTACAAGATGCTAGAGACTGGTTTGAGAAGGATGGACTAGAGCTACCATAATGCGATTTTTTGAATTTAAACATATTGTTAAAGAAGTAGAAGCACGTATTCAACACGCAGAAGATGTTGTCTTCTGGGAAGGCTCTGCCGGAGCCAAACGTGCCTTGAATGCATTATCCAATATGGCCAAACCCGATAATAAAGATACTACAATTAAATGGGATGGTTCACCAGCAGTAATATTTGGACGCGATGACACAGGTAAATTTATCTTTACAGACAAGTCAGGCTTTGGTGCAAAAGGTTATGATGGTAAATCACAAAGTGGCGATGACTTACAAAATATGTTACTTGGCAGAGGCAAGGGCGGAGACAAGTCCGATAGCTATAAAGCATTCGCAGGTAATATGAAAGATGTGTTTGACGAGTACGCAAAAGCTGTACCTAAAAAACATAGAGGCTTTTTTAAAGGAGACTTATTATACTTTAATAAGCCACAGTTAGTTGACGGTGCATATACTTTCAAACCAAACCTAGTACAGTATAAAGTTCAAGCAGACAGCGACTTAGGTAAACAAGTAGGAAGAAGTAAAACAGGAATAGTTATTCATAGAGTTGTTAATGCTGATGGTACTGAAGGTCCTTTATCACATGATGATTATGTATTTGATGGCAAGGAAGTATTAGTACTACCGCCAGTAACTACACAGGAACCTCCACAAATAGATACAGCTGGAATTAAAGCATTAAATTCTATCATTAGTAAAAATGGAGCGGCAATTGATGCTCTATTAAATCAAGAAACATTACGCAACATGAAAGTTTCAGACTTTCCAAATATATTGTACACTTATACAAATAGATGCGTTGATGATAATTGCTTAACAAATTTAGGCAAAGACTTTATACAATGGTTAAATGGTAGTAAGGTTAGTAGAATTAAACAAGGTAAAATTATAGAATACATTAAAGCAAATATGCAAGGCGTAAACGCATTATGGCAAACTGTTTCAGGCATTATGAAAGTTAAGGACGACATTGTACAACAACTAGATCAACAACCTGCTGATGTACAAGCAACAATAGGTAATAAGCCAGGTGGCGAAGGGTATGTATTAGCTCAGCCAGATGGTGATTTAAAACTAGTTAACCGCGGTAATTTTAGTGCGGCTAACAGAGCAATCAAAAGGGAGACTATTATGAGAGCAAAAGAATTCGACAAAGATGATGATTTCGAATTAATGCGTAAAGGTAGTATAGATCCTGCTGACATAGATGACGGCGGTATTGGACCTGGATTTAAAAACGATACTATATTTGACCAACTAGGTAAGATATTAGATTCGCAAGGTAATCCAGTTGAACGAGATACCGTAGTAACAGACGATGACAAGAAGTTTAAAGTTACAGTACCACAAGCTAAAACATTAAGAATGATGGCTACTACTGATAAAGTTAAACCTAATGTACGTGCTGATTTTACTAAATCTATTCAATCGTCAGAAGGACTAGCACCATTTCTACAGGTTAAAGACCCTAAAGAAATGATAAACATCTTTGCTGACAAATACATGAGGTAAGGAATTATGGAACTAGAATTTCTAGAAGAAATATACGAGGCAAGAATGACTCGTAATTCGATGGACCAACGTCAGTTAACATATACTGATTGTTGTGAACGTCTCTATTTGTCTCTATTAGTTCTAGAAGTACTAAGAAAGTTTCCTTCATTTACACCAATAGCAAATGGCTATGCTAGAAATACAGTAAGTAATCAAAACTATAAACACTTTCGTATACACGCAACAGATTTATATAACTTAATATATTTTGTTAATGGCGACGAAACTGCACTAAACAAACTAAAAGATCCTGCTGGAGCAATAAAGTTACGAGCTCGTACAACACTTCCTATTATGCGACTTAATGGATACTTACATCAAGTATCAAGTGGCTTTGCAGGAAGTAACGCCGAACTGTTTATTAATATAGAAAATGCTTTACGTATTGCTAGTTCAGACTATAAAGCAATTAGACGTCAAGTTGCTAACTTTAACAGTCTTGGAATGTTAGATAAAAAGAAAGCAGTAACTAAACTATTATTTGCCTCTAGAGCTAAACTACGAAACAGTGATTTAATTCCTCACTTAGAAGAATTAGCCGCACAGAGAGATTTAGAAACAAGTAAAGTTAAAGACAATGAACCAAAAATAAGTACGCCGGATATGATTCCAACAAGTAATAAAGACTTAATGTTTTATAGATATATTGTTGGTCCTCGTAATTTAGTTGGTACTAAAAAGTTTTTAGATATGGCAAAGCAAGGCAAAAGTGTTCCATCACCTTTCATACAAGCCTACTTGCCGGCTGTTAAAATGCTGGACGATATAGTAAAAGCCGGCCCAGGATACATCACAATGCTCAGAGCACTCCAAAAACGGGCGTTACAGAGCAAAAAGTAACCCAAAATTCACAAAACGACTAAATATATACAACGAGCTCTTATGTTTAATAGGGGCTGATTACTACTCATAAGAGAACATGAGTAACAACCATTAGAGACATAGGAGAAATAAAATGGCTGGAGTAACAAGAGTAAACGGTTTCGGTAATTATACTACTGGAGCACTAAGAACAACTGCACAACTTAAAGCATACGTAATCGACGCTGGGGGAAACCTACAGACTGAAGACGATGGTGCTAACGAGGCAGTTGAAGCAATTATGCGTGAAGTATCACCTTTAATGTATTCAATACCATCAGCAACAGCTGGATTAATCCACGTTGTAGTTGACGGACATCACGGCGATGCGGCTTCATTACAAGCACGTATCCGTCACTTAGGCGCGGCAGTTGGACCAAACGACTACGACGCTTCTGGGGCAACCGTTACATTAGGTACTTCTATTGTTGTTGCGTAAGTAACACTTTAGATTGATACGTAAATATAAACGTAACTAGATTAAAGGGCTCAGTTTTTACTGGGCCCTTTTTTTATGGCCGATAAGTATAACTGATGGAAGCACTAGAAATTAGAACATTAGTAGACATTACACAAACTGGACAAACCAAATTCAAAAGTCAGGATAGATTATTAATTAATCAACAGGCTAATTGGAATACGTTTTTTCAAGTATTGAGTATGAGAATAAACCCTATCTTTAATGGCTCGCCTGAAAAAGAAACGCGAGTATTAGAATCTAATGAGTTTGGGAGTGATTATCATACTGAAGACGATAAAGAATACAATGTTTGGACATTTAAGTTTCAAAGTGAACGTGATGGTGCATTAACACCGTCTTTATTGCAGGAAGACTTTGACTTAATACCAGTATTAAACAAACTAGACGAGTCTACTATAAATACTAATGATGCTTTTAGAACTACAGGCAAGACACAAAATATTGTGTTTATATTAGTAGATAATAAAGAGAGCATAGAGATATAAATATATTTGTGAAAGAGTTAAGTTAGATTGCTCGTTCACCAGGCACTTAGATACAAAACATCAGGCGATTACCAAATAGGCCCCTTCCACGATATTAACGGAATGGAGAGATATGATGGCAAAAAGTGCCATAGTAAAAGCAGACGTAGAATCAGATAACCTAGAGGCTCATGTAGCTCTTTGTCACCAACGCTATGAGAATCTAGAACGCAGATTAACTACTATTGAAGATAAAGTAGAACACATCCATACCGACATTATCCACGGCAACAAATCAATGATGAAAGTAATTGTAGGTGCAACTGGCACTATTATAGCAGGCTTACTTTCAACGCTCGTTGTGTTGCTTATGAATTTCAACTAGACCATCCTCCAATAACATAAATACACGTATGCTGTTACGTGAACTCTATAATCATCTAGACGAGAAGCAAATCTGGGGTAGATCCGGTACAAAAGTGGTACGTAAGTTCCGTTGTACTGTTGGTCGCCGCAAAGGACGTATTGTGAAAAAAATAGCACAATGCTTTGCCTCGCCTAATATGAAAGCTAGAATTACAATGAAGCGTACCAGAGGTAGAGTTGGTGCTAAAATGATGCGTAAACGTCAAAAGACAATGCGTACAAACCCAGCATCTAAACGTGTACAAGCATTAAACAAGGCTAGTAGTAAGAAGTCAACAGCTAAAGCACCAAGAAGTTTTAGAAATTATAAGCCAGGCAGAACAATGCCTAAAAAGATTAAGACTTACAAGCCAAAAGCACCAAAGAAGGCTAGAAAGTAATGAAAGTTTCTGAAATAACAGAAGGTATCCTTACTGAAGGTGTACAACAAATTTGGGGTAGATCTAAAGGCCAAATTGTTAAAAAGTATAGATGTACTACTGGACAAAGAAAAGGACGTATTGTTGCAAAAGCGGCAACGTGTAATGCGGCTAAGAAAATTGGCAGTATGATTTCGATGAAAAAAGCTAGACGCATGAAGTCAGCTGTATTACAAGTAAAAGCTAGTAGACGTAAAAGAGCAGGTGCGGCTTCACAACGTCTTGCTACAGCTAACAAACCATTATCGCAGAAAAGATACGGCAAAGCAAAATCGCACCGTAAAGCAATAAGCAAGGCAAGTAGAATTAAGCCTAGACATACTAGAGTATCACGTAAAGCTACTCCAACTATTCCAGGTAAAAAACGAGCCAAGCCAACAAGAAAGAAAATAAAATAGAGTAAATACTATTATGAGAGCTTACGAATTTAAACAACCTATAGACGAAGCAAAAATCGTAGAGATTGTTCCAGCTATTGCAGGAGCAGTTGGTCGTGTAGGTCAAGCTATGGGCGGCGGCGCGGCACAAGGTGCAGGAGCGGCGGCGGCTATGGGACAGAAAACAAATAAAGCTCAACAAGTAGGTGACAAAGTAGCCAAAGGGGCGGCAACGGCCATACAAAAAGGTCAAGACAAAGTAGCCTCAGCAATTCTAAAAAAAGGATCACAATTAGCAGTTCCAACGCAAGGCGGAAAAGAAGAAGAATTTGATATTGTAGACGTCAAGGGAGACGAAGTTACATTAAAGAACCCCGGCCCTAAAAAGGGCGAACCACAAGCATTCATCTTTAAGAAAGATGAGTTAGATGCTATAGTAAAAGCAAAAGCAGATAAGGTTACACAAAGTGACCCAGCGGCAGGTGGAGCAGGACAGGTAGTATAATGAAAATAAACGATCTCATAGGTGAGTTTACAATAGCAATGAGTAATGAAGAAGCGTCAGTTCTTAAGAAACTAGACAATCCATTACCATTACATTCTTTTCCCGAGAGAGAACAGTTCGTTATTGAAACCCTTATCCGTAAAGCACTGGTAAGTAAAGTACGCAATAACAATATGACGTTGGTAGTTGCTAATGAAGAGTTCTAAACTAGCCCAAGACTTAGATGCGATTATGGAGCAAGGACTTCAGGATGTCTTTATTCCATATGCTAAAGGCAAAAGCATACGTATTAAGAACACAGTTATCAGACAGTCTAAACAAGGCTTTTTGGTATTTGATGTTAAGCACAGTAAACGTATAGCTGAAACGTTCAGTAAACGTGGTGCAATTGCTTATGCTCGTTGTGTGTCTAAAAATAGGAAAGATCAGCTAGAGACAGTACTACGTTTAGATCAACAGGTAGGAAAATACTATATGGATAGCTTATATGCTAAAAATACCATTGAAAAGACATCAGATCCATGTAGACAAGGCTCAGCGTTGACGCTTTTTGATATAGCGAAGGACAAAACATACGATTATACGTGTCAGCTTGACGACTTCATCTTTGACGATTGATGATAAATAACTATAACACTTAGGATAGGAATATAAGATATGAAAGTACATGAACTATCAAAACCATTAACAGCAAATGCGTTGAATGAGAGTCTTGGTAAAAATTTCGGACAAAAGCTACGACTAGAGTCCTTTACTCTATCGCAACTTGAAGACGCAAGAAACAGACTTAGAACTCAATTAGCAGACGTTGAAACTAATGAGAGTTTTGAAACTGTACATAACAGTGACGCTTACCAAAAAGGTAAGTTATTCCTTGACACAATTAATAAAGAAATTGCAGAGAGAGATGAATGGGTTACTGAAGCTGACAAAGACCCACAAACAGATTTTACTAAATGGCTTAAAGGTACTCACGATAAGGGCGTAAGAGAACTTAAAGGAAATGAGTACGTTAAGATGTCTAAAGAATACCAGGCACAAAAAGGTAAGAAAAAAGACGAAGCTGTAGTTAAAGAAGGCGCTGAAGAATCAGCTCAACTAGTAATGGCCGCAAAGGACATGGTTGACAGAGTTACTGGCTGGATGGAAGACACAGCAGAAATGCAAACAGAATCAATGCTAGAACTAGGCGATGCAATACGCGACGAACTAGGCAGTGAAATGAGTGAACAATTCATTAATACTGTAAAACCAGCTTTAGAACAATTATACACAACCTTTGAAGGTACACGTGAAGCACTTACAGGTGGCGTAGCCATTATAACAGGCGAAGGCGGACCAGAAGTTATGCCAGGTGAAGAAGGCGAGGCTCCTGCAGAGGATCCAGCAATGGAACCTGTGGATGACACTGAAGAAGCACCAGCTGAAGAACCAGTTGCTGATGAATTTGGGGCAAGTGAACCTGCTACAGGCGGCGAAGAAATTGCAGACAGGGAAAAACGAGAAAGCGTAGAAAGATCACGCAGGCTAGGAAATATTTTAAGCACGGAGAGTGCTCCAAAAAAAAAGTCTTAGAAGGGCAGACCCTTAAAGCAGAATTAGTTTCAATTTTTAGAAATATGATAGGCGGTGCTGACAATAAAAATCAGCCTGCCTATCTTTCTTTTCAAGCACTTAACAAAATGTTGTTAAACTTAGACCAACCACAATTTGATTATAATGGATTTAAAGCAGTTTATGATGCAAATCCAGACTTCCAAGCATATATTAAAAACTTTGATGAAAAAGGTGTTACCTTAAGCACCAAAGTAGAAGCACCTTCCGACACTCAAATTCCACAAGGCGATGCAGACACAGTTGACCAAATGGCAAAACGTGCTACTGCAAACGCTCAATAATTACTTGACTTCTTAAAAAAACTGTTATATAATACAGTCATGAGTGAAGTAAAAATATATCCAAACCTCGTCTTTAAATATAATTACGAGCCAGGCTTTGATGTTAGTAAGTTTAAAGAACATATTAACCAATGGGGAAGAGACGAAGATACTGCATCTGAAAGAGGTGGTGGCAAAACTACAGCAGGTAATAACGACAATCCACATTTTTGGACTTCACTAGAGCCATTTATAGATTGGCTTTCACCTAAAATAGAAATTGCACTTAACGAATGGGATGTTGCATATAATGAATGGTTTATATCTAAAAGTTGGGTTAACTTACATAAGAAGGGTGGCTTTACAGATGCACACGAACACGGACCAGGATCTGTTGTAGTATCAATTTATGTAAAACAACCACCTCATGGTGGGAACATTATGTTTGAATCATTATTACGTGAACGATGGGTAGCTTACTCTAGACAAGATGGTAAAACTATTCATGATTATTGGCGTGAAGTTGCAGTAAATACAAATGACGTACTTTTATTTCCAGGATGGATAACACATAAAACACAAGCTAGTAAAACAAATGAAGATCGCATTGTGTTTACAATTAATATAGGGGCTGTAGATCAAGGGCAAATGTTACAACAGCCGGCCGATCTTCATATACAAGAAAGGTTACACTAATGACAGACAAAACAGCGGCACAAATTGAAGTTGAAATAGCAACTATCATAGAGGAAAAACTACAACCTAGTGTTGCCATGCATGGCGGCGAAGTTAGTTTAAAAGAATGGGATCATGATAATGGTATTGCAACTATCTTTATGTCTGGTGCTTGTTCAGGATGTTCTATGTCAACACAAACTTTAAAGATGGGTATTGAAAACACACTTAAACATTTCATACCAGAAGTTAAAGTAGTACATGGTGAAGAAGATCAACACTCAACAGTTGATCCTTATATGTCTTATGACTCGTGGGGTGGCGTACCAGTTGCACCGCCTAGAACAGATCCACCAACATCAAAAGATAATCCCAATTCAATGTTTAATAAAAAGGACTAATTAATGGAAGAAGGACATTTCCAACTACAATCTGCACAGAACTTGTGGGTAGCTGAAACATATTACCCGCATTGGAAACAACTAGAAGAGCTTTTTGTAAACAAAGGTCCTGACCAAAGTTCTGTAAAAACTATATTCAATGGTTGGCAGTTTGATACAACAGAGGCTATAAAAAAGTATAACTTAGACACATGGGTTCAAACCTTATGTACTAATAAAAGAATTCCACTTAAAAATTTAAGAGTAAATCAATCTTGGTGTATAATATACGAGGATGGTGGCTATCAACATTTACATTGTCATGGCCCAACATTAATTAGTATGGTAATACATTTAGATGACCAACCGCCTTTGTGGTCAGAAGGAACAGAGTCCAATACTATAATTGGTAGTGATGGCAATAATAAAATAGTTGGGCAGTATGGTATGTTGTATTCAATCATGCCTGCTGGACATAATGAAATGATTGTTAATAACTGGGCACCTGAACCAGGACAATGTGTTATATTTGATGGAAGAGTCTTCCACGGAGTATATCCAACTAAAGCAGGACGTAGAACTGTAATAGTTGACTTTGATTTTGATTACTTAGACCCTAGTGAAGGTTATGAAGACCAACGAAGCTCGTGGGGCGATGCTACAGTAGATATGGAGTAAAGATGGCGCAGTTAAATCACGTAGAGTGGGACGACTTTATTAAGAACAGTAATGCTGAACACTTTACTGAAGATAATTTCTATGCCACAAATACTAATCAATTTATTATAGAAACTCAATATCCAGACTACAAAGAAATAGAACAAAAAATGTTCACAACAATGGTTGATGAAGTAGGTGAATATCCTGATCGTACACAATACAGCATTTTTACAACCCAAGTATCTAATAAACTATCGGATTGGTTTACAAACAAAATTAAAAAACATATGAATTATATTACTAATATGTACCCTTTTGAGTCGTGGGCAATTAATTATAAAGATGGGGGCTACCAAGCAGTACATAATCATACTAAACAACCAAACTTAATTAGTATGATAATGTTTTTTGATACAATAACAGATGCACAAAGAAAACAACCTACAGACGGTTGTACTTTTACACTAATGCCTCATACTGATGGAGAACAGATGTGTTCACATTTTAATCCTTACCCAGGAAAAGTTGTTATCTTTGACGGTAAAGTTTATCATGGAACATATCCTTGTAAAGCACCAAGAAGATCTTTTGTTGTGAACTACAAGTATGAGTATGTTACAATGGAGCCAAGAAATTGATTATAAACAAGTTTGATTATAAAGCACTTAAAAAAGAGTCAGTAGACGGTAAACGTTTATACTCTTGTCCTGATGGTAATGCTGTAGCTAGTGTTACAACAATCTTAGATAGAACAAAAGATAAAACCCAACTTAACTTATGGCGTAAAAGAGTTGGTGAACAAAAAGCACAAGAGATTGTAACTGAGGCCGCAAGTGTTGGTACACGTATGCACAAGTTTCTAGAAGATTATGTAGATACAGGTGATTGGCCAGCCGCTGGATCAAATCCTTATAGTCAACAAGCTAATGAAATGGCTAAACAAATAAGAGAAGAAGCACTAACGTTTGTAAGTGAAATATGGGGTAGTGAAGTGTCATTATACCATCCTAAGATATATGCAGGCACTACAGACCTCGTAGGCGTCTTTAAAGGGTCGAATTGTATCATGGACTTTAAACAATCTAACAAGCCTAAAAAAGAAGAATGGGTTGATGACTATAAAATGCAGTTAGTAGCCTATGCTCTAGCACACAATGAAATTTATGGTACTAATATACAAGAAGGACACATCTTTATGTGTTGCAGAGACCTTACGTACCAACAATTTGACGTTTACCCTGACACATTTAAGGAATGGGAGTCTAAATGGTGGGATAGGGTGTACCAGTACTACGACCGTTTCGCATAAATATATAAAACAAGGAGTTGAAACGTGGCAATAGTACAGATTTCCAGGATACAAATTAGACGAGGTCAGAAGCTTACTGGATCCGGCGTACCACAATTAGCAGGTGGTGAATTAGGCTGGGCAGTAGACACTCGTGAACTTTACATAGGTAATGGCTCTGTATCTGAAGGATCTCCAGCAGTTGGTAATTCAAAAGTTTTAACAGAACACGATAATTTATTCACGTTTGCTGATCAATACACATATCTAAAAGACGAGTCAACAATGTTGACTGGTACTAC